CTGTTGTGGAGGTTGAACTTTCTATTGGACAGAAACAATATAGAATTATTCGTGGTATTAAACCCAATCTATTTGAAATCTATTGCAATGATATTTTGGTTAACCAAGATGCCAAGGTATTGGATTATCAGGAACACTTAGAAAAGTTTATTCTCAAATTAAATTATAAATCCTTTACTCAAGTGGTTATTTTAGGTTCGGCTTCGTTTGTTCCATTTATGCAGTTATCTCCTGCTGACCGCCGTGCTATTATTGAGGACTTATTAGACATTCAAATTTTCTCCTCAATGAATGGCATTGTCAAAGAGAAAATGTCTATGATTAAAGACACTACTACAAAAAATAAACAGGAAATGGATTTGACTTCCGAAAGAATCAAATTTCAAAAGCAAAGTATTGAAGAACATAAAAATCGTAATGATGAAGAAATTGACAAAAAACGCAAAGAGATTGCGGATTCTGTGGATCAAATCTTTACATTGGAAAGAGATATTGAATTAATTCAGAAACACATCAATGTATTACAGAGTAAAATTTCTGACCAAATGTTTGTGCAAAAAAAGAGTTCCAAACTATTACAATTGGAATCCAAACTAGAATCTAAAATTAAGAAGATTGATAAAGAGGTATCATTTTATGAAGAACACTCAGACTGTCCAACCTGCAAGCAAGGAATCGGAGAATCTTTTAGAGTGGGCCAAGTATCTTCACTCACTGCCACCAGAACAGAGGTCTCTACAGCCTTATCAGATATCGCTACTCAAATTTCTACAACAAACCAACGAATCGAGCAAATTCAAAATGGTTTACAACACATCACGGCTCATAACAATGAGGTCGTCAAGCATAATTCAACAATATCTGCTATTAACAAATTCGTTGGAAAACTCCAAAAAGAAGTAGAAGAACTTGCCAACCACAAAGATACAATTGAAGATGAAAATGCCAAGTTAAAAGAATTGCGTGAAGAACTAACTCTATTGATTAAAAAACAAGAAGAATTAGCCACAGAGAAACAGTATTATGAGTTTGCTGGTAATCTTTTAAAAGATACTGGTATTAAAACAAAGATTATCCGTCAATACTTACCTATCATGAATAAGTTAATTAACAAGTATTTGACTGCCATGGATTTCTTTGTAAACTTTAATATCAATGAATCGTTTGAGGAAACAATTAAATCTAGGCACCGTGATGAATTTAGTTATGCCAATTTTTCAGAAGGTGAAAAACAAAAAATAGATATTTCTTTATTATTAACTTGGCGCCAAATTGCGAAATTAAAAAACTCCACAAATACCAATTTATTAATTTTAGATGAGGTATTTGATAGTAGTTTGGATACAGCTTCTGTTGAATTATTGATGGGATTATTAAAAGATTTATCTTCCGACACCAATGTTTTTGTTATAAGTCACAAAGGAGATCAACTTTTTGATAAATTTCGTTCGGTAATTAAATTTATTAAGAAAAATAACTTTTCCGTCATAGAAACTTAGAATTTACTAAATAAATAGTAGAGATAACTCAATGACGAAACTAAATGAAAACATATAAAATTTATGAAATAATAAACGCAATCAATGGACATAATTACATAGGTTATACGAAATTGAGTTTGGAAAAAAGATTTAAATTACACATCAATTCAAAAACAAAAAGTATGCCTATTGTAGACGCTATTAGAAAATATGGTTACAATAATTTTAAAATAAAATTATTGGGTGATTTCGATACGAAAGATGAAGCTACAAATCATGAAATATTATTAATAGAGGAAAGAAAACCCTATTATAATATACATTCTGGAGGAACTGGTGGATCATTTTATGGACCAATGAATGGAATGTTCGGTAAAAAACATACCAATGAATGGTTAAAAAATAAAAGTAAAAGTATGCTTGGTGAAAATAATCCAATGTGGAAAAAAACTCATACGGATGATGTTAAAAAAGTTTTAAGTCAATTAAAAATGGGAAATACACCTTGGAACAAAGGTAAAACTGGTGTATATTCTAAAGAAACTATTGATAAATTTAAAAAACCAAAATCGGAACAACATAAAAATAAATTAAAAAAAGAATATATCTTTAAATCTCCTGATGGCCAAACTATTACCGTTTTCGGTTTAACGGAATTTTGCAAAGAAAATGGTTTGAATAAAGGAGCTATGTCTGAGGTTTGGTCTGGTAAAAGGAAAATTTATAAAGGATGGACAAAATGAGTGAATTAATTAAATTCAATACAGAAGAAATGGCCACAAAAGGCCAAACAACATCAACCTATAGACCACATATATTTGATTTGGTATCTGAAACGGATCCAATTCTTAAAGAAGTAATGCCAGAATTTGATTTTACCAACCCACCGGTAAATGCCAATGAGTTTGCATCCACTTTGGTTGAAACCTGCAAGAATTATAAAGGTTATGGGTTATCTGCCAATCAATGTGGATTTAGGTATCGTGTGTTTGTAATGGGTGCCGAAGATAACTATGTGGCATTTTTCAATCCTAGTATTGTATTGAAATCCAAAAAAGAAGTTCATATGGAAGAAGGATGTTTATCTTTTCCATACTTGGGATTGAAGATTACCAGGCCTGAAGAGGTTGCGGTAACATACCAAGATTTTAATGGAGAATGGAAACAGGCAAACTTTTCTGGTATATCTGCTCGTTGTTTTCAACACGAATTGGACCACATGAATGGAATCGTGTATACGAGTAGAACTAAACCGTTAGCTTTGCAAATGGGTATGAAAAAACGAGGTAAGGTCAATCACCTAGTGCAAAAATTTAACAAGTTGGACAATCGTTTAGCTCAATTGCAGAAGTCATCCGTTTGAGTTGTAGTGTTCGTTTCATTGATTCGGACCTTTTTCTTAAAGCTTCATTCGATGGTTTTTTACCTTTTCTAGTTTCTGACATTTTTTGTAAATGTTCTTTAGATTTAGGTTTATTTTTGAGTGCTTTGGATATTTTAGATTTGGTTATGTCTGTGGTTGGTCTACCTAATGTGCCTTCACCGCCAAGTGTTAAATTATAACCAGTTTCAAATGAATTATATTCTTTAATGAAAAAAGGTTCCATAACACTCAAACAATGGTTTCCATCTTTAGATTGGTAAATAGGTTCCCAAGTAAAATTATCAATACCGTATTTTCGGAGTGCTTGGTAAATATATTGGTTTCGGTCTTTGGTGTGATATAAATGGCTCTGTTTTCGTTTTGGCCAATTAGAATCATATCCAATATAAATTTTACCATTTATATTGTTGACAATTTTGTAAATAGTGTGTATACTCATGAATGTATTTATAATGAAAGTATCAAATAATGGCAACACCAATTGAATTTGTAGAAAAACAATGGAATGATTGGCAGGAGAAAAATCCTGTTGAATCATTTGAACACATTGATGAAGAAAATATGAAAAGAGTCCTCGTAGAGGATTTGACTTATGCTTCACAAATGGATGTTCGTGAATATACTTTATACCAAAAATGGTGTGAAGTAAAAGAGAGATATCCTGTACATGAAGTATCAACTTTATTTGGTGCTGAAGTTCAAATGGTCGATCCAGACCAAAATAAACTTGTTGAGAAAGTCAAGGCTAACTTTTGGGTACCACAAGGTCCTGATGATTATTTGAATTTAAAACCTAAAATGGTTCTTTCAAATGGTCCTGATGCTGAAACTTGGAATGCCGTTCGTACTTTTTCTTCCACTATGAAGAATAATAGTAATATTGGCCGCAACCTATTTTATATTCTTACGGATGAGGTTACTGGTAAGTACCTAGGTGTTATTTGTATCTCCTCAGACTTTCTAGACCTTACACCACGGGATAACGCCATTGGTTGGTCGAGAGATGTTAAGACACAGCAACACATGATTAATCACACCGCAATTGGTTCCACCATCGTTCCGTTACAACCATTAGGTTATAACTACATGGGTGGTAAATTATTAGCATTGATGTGTTTATCGGACACCGTTCAAGCAGATTGGAAACGCCAATACGGTGATACCCTTGTTGGAGTTACCACTACATCATTATATGGTAAAACTAAAACTGGTGGCCTATCCCAATATGACGGACTTGAACATTGGAATCCAATGGGGTTCTCCTCAGGTTCAGTTGCTTTTGAACCAAGTAGAGCAACCAAAAAATTGGTGTTTGATTGGATTAAAGAGAATCACCCTAGAAAATACTTTGAGTGGTGGGATGCCAAGAATCAACAAGGACTTCCACTTAAGCGTGACCACAAAAATCGTTCATTAAATTTTGCGTATTCTAAACTACAGATACCAAAAGAATTGATTCGTACCGAACATCAGCGTGGTATTTACTTTAGTCCTCTCTATGATAATACCAGTGAATTTTTACGGAAAGAAATTGTTGATGAAAGTCTGGTAAAGTTGTTTGATACCAGCGAAGAAACCCTTGCCAATATTTGGAAAACCAAGTATGCTAAGGG